CGAGCAGGCATGGCTAGATGTTGACTTCGCAGCCTGCACCAACGAGTACGAGGCGCAGCGTCATGCCATCCTGCTTTCGCGCCGCAGCCGCAATGGCACGGTGGCAACGATCCGCGCGGGAATGTCGGCCTACAAGATTCGCCCGTTCGATGTCGGGCAGATCACGATTGCAGAGTTAGGCTGGACAAACAAGTACGTCCGCTGCGAATCGTGGCAGTTCAACCCGGCTGGGTTCGTCGAGTTGGTCGTGCGCGAGGAAGACTCGAGCGACTGGAGCGATCCGGTTGTGGGCGATTACGAAACCCCAACATCAGTTAGCACCCCGACGCCATCAACCTATATCCCAGCCCCGCCCTCTGGCCTCACGGCCAAGAATCTAGCGAGCGGGTTTAACCTTTCGTGGACGGCCCCGGCTGTACTGCCTACCGGCTCGGTTTATGAAGTCTACGAGCACACCTCGATTACGCCATTCTCATCGGCTGTCCGCATTTGGTCGGGCGTGGCAACGTCGGTGTTCATCCCGAAGAACGACACAACGACCCGGTACTACTGGGTGCGCGTGCGGACGGACGCTGGCAACACCTCAACCACCGAGCCAGCAACCAATGGCGTAGCCGCTGCGGCCGACTCTCTCCCCGGCTCGCTGACCGCTACCGTCGCCCCATCGTCTGTCAGCAAGACAGACACCGGCACGTCGATTACCACGGCCTCTGTGACTGTCACGGCTGCGGGGGGCACGCCAGGCTATACCTACTCATGGGTTCGCACTAGCGGCTCGACATCAATTGCGGCGGACTCTGCTTCCTCTGCCACGACCACCTTTACCGGCTCAAGCCTTGCGAGCGGCTCGACCTATAGCGCCGTATTTACTTGCACGGTGACCGATGCGGTAGCAGCCACGAAAACCGCAATCGTCTCGGTAGAGATCACGCGCATTGCAATGACCGCGAGCGCCTCGCCCAGCACATTGAGCAAGACCGGCACAGCCGCAACGCTGACAACGGCATCTACAACTGTGACGCCCTCGGGTGGAACGGCCCCGTACACCTACGCCTGGACGTTTGTCTCTGGCGACAGTTTTACGATCACAAGCGCCAGCGCGGCAACCACGACATTCAGCGCCACGCTTAACGAAGATGAGTTTGTCTCGGGTATCTACCGCTGCACGGTTACAGATTCGACAGGTGGCACACCGCTGACCGCAACGGCGGACGTGCCGGTAACGATTACGAGACTGGGTGGAGGGGGAGTGCCGCCATGATGAACACGAACAGAGGCGCGGATATTGCCGCAGGCGTTTCGATTGCAGCAGCGGGCACCAGTTGGTTTTCAAGCGCGAATGAGATCGTTACTTTTATTGCTGGCGTTACGGCCATTATCGTCGGATTGTTTGCAATCATCTCTCATTCTCTGACTATCAAAGAGAAGATTGCAAACAGTAAAAAGTAGGGGGCACTATGGACATATTCGAGATGTTTACTAGAGCGTGGCCCGTCATTCTTGCACTCATCACGCTGATTATTGTCTTATCAAAACTTGACCTACGGGTGGCGGTTCTTGAAGACAAGATGAAATCCGCCTGGGATCTGATAAATAAAAAGGCCGACAAGTGAATATGCAAAAAGTGATCGATATGCTCTTTCCGGTACTGCTGGCCGCAGTGGGTTGGCTGCTCACTGAGATTGCATCGTTCAATAATCGTCTGCTTTCGATTGAGTCGAAGATGCCCGCGCTCATTACATCAGAGGGCGTGCCGACAGACAGCCCGGTTAGCGCAGCCCGTAGGCAGGACATGAAGGATGACATCATGGAGGACATCCACGACCTTCAGGTGCGCGTCAAGTTGATGGAGGAGCGCAACAAATGATGACAATGATTAGCACCTTTCTTTCATTCCTTGCGGGCGGTCTGCCCAAAATCCTCGGGATGATGCAGGACAAGCAAGACAAGAAGCACGAACTTGCTTTGGTCGCAGCGCAAAAGGAGCGCGAGTTGGCGCTGGCTGAGCGCGGGTTGATTGCACAGGCGCGGGTTGAGGAAATCAAACTTGAGCAAATCCAGACCGAGACCGCTGGCGAAGAGCGTCAAGCCCTGTACCAGCACGACATCGAAATCGGCAAGGGTGCGAGTCAGTGGATGATTAACCTTCGCGCAAGCGTGCGCCCGGTTGTGACGTACATCTTTGTGCTGGAGTTGGTCGCTCTGAACGTGGCCGGTGTATGGTACGCCTACACGACTGGCATTCCGTTTGCGGTCGCAATGGACAACGTATTCAGCGATGACGAGATGCTGATTCTCTCGAGCATCATTGCCTTTTGGTTTGGGACACAAGCATTTAAGAAATGAAAGCGTCGGCTGCAGCCATCAAGATGGTCAAGCACCATGAGGGCGTCCGCACACGCCCTTATCGGTGCCCGGCGCTGCTCTGGACTGTCGGCGTCGGCCACGTTATTGACCCATCACACGCAGCGGTGAAGTATGAAGAGCGGCGCAGTCTACAGATACCCGCAGGCTGGGATCGCACACTCACGATGGACGAGGTGGACGCTATCTTGGCTCAAGACCTTGCGCGGTTTGAGCGTGGCGTGGCCCGACTTTGCCCTGCTGCTCTTGGTAATCAAGGCCAATTCGACGCTCTGGTAAGTTTTGCTTTTAACGTTGGATTGGGCAACCTACAGCGCAGCAGCATTCGTATGCGCTACAACCGAGGCGACATAGAGGGCGCGGCCGATGCGTTTCTCATGTGGACAAAAGCAGCGGGCAAGGTGTTGCCTGGGTTGGTCAAGCGACGGAACGATGAGCGGTCAATGTTCTTGAGTCAATAAGGACGAAAAATGAAAACCGGCATCCCTAAAAGTTTTAAACTTCTAGGGCACAACATCACGGTGCGAGTCATCCCGCGCAGCCGGTGGAAGCACAAGGATTGCGTCGGCATCTGGATACCGGATCGCCTACGAATCGAAATCCTCGGCGGTCAGCCAATGACATCCCTACAGCAAACCTTCTGCCACGAGTGGACGCACGCCATGCTCGACATGATGGCGCACCCGCTGTCTAGGGACGAGCAGTTCGTCGATCAACTAGGCCATCTGCTCCAGCAGTCCCTCACAACCTTCGAGGAATAAATGCCTAAGCGTTTCACCGACGAGGAATTCATCGACGCATGGATGCGTTACGGGTCACCCCGCAAAGTAGCCGACGCACTGTCTCTGCCGGTGCGAAGTGTCCACCAGCGCAGGCGCTCGCTTGAGGCGCGCCACGGCATAGCATTGCCGAGCAAGGTGCCTCCGACTTGCACAACCGGCATCAAGGCCGAGGCAGGCCAAGCCGCCAACCGGCTCGCAGAGCAGCGCGCGCGGCGCTACGAATCCGAAATGCACCTTGAACTGCACGACGGCGTAGTGATGATTGCGAGCGATTGCCACTACTGGCCGGGCGTGGTTACGCCAGCGCATGAGGCATTCTGCAAACTGGCGAAGACGCTAAAGCCCGATATCGTCGTGCTGAACGGCGATATTCTGGACGGCGCGCGGATCAGTCGGCACTCGCGCATCATGTGGGAAAAGCAACCCGAACTGAAGGACGAACTGCACGCGGTGCAGGATCGGTGCGCTGAGATTGAGCGCGCGGCGAGCAAAGCGCAGTTGCTACGCACCATCGGCAACCACGATGCGCGCTTCGAGAACTACCTATCTAGCAACGTGCCCGAACTCGAGGAGATGCCAGGATCAACGCTGATCGACTATCTGCCACGCTGGCGCGCGGGATGGGCTATCCACCTTAACGCCGAGCAGTATGCGTGGACGGTCATTAGACATCGGCCGGTGGGCGGTGGAATACACGCGGCCTATAACTCTGCCCTTCGCGCGGGTACGCATTACGTCCACGGCCACCTTCACAAGTTGCAATACACCCCGTGGGCTGACTATCGCGGCCGACGCTTCGGCGTGGACTGCGGCACGATGGCCGAGCCGAAAGGCCCGCAGTTCACCTACGTAGAAGCCGGGCCGCTGAATTGGGCGTCTGGCTTCGTGGTGCTGACGTACCGCGAAGGGCGACTGCTCGAGCCGGAGATCGTCGCTGTAGACAATGGCAAGGCGTGGTTCCGAGGCGCTCCGGTGTAGCCATGCGGGTGCTAGATCGTGAACTGATAACAGAGTTGTCGTGGGCCGAACCAGAACTCTGCCAGAATTGCGCCTTCTTTGTGTATCGCAACTCGAAGTTTCACTGCGCGCATCCAGAGATCGCGCGGCCTATAGATCAAGCCGTGCAGTGCAATGCCGACCATTTCAAGAAGGCCAGCCCCTACCACGTCCGGCGCTAGTCGGCGAGAAACTGCGAAATCTGATCGGCCAATTCCGTGCGACCAGCACGCACCAACGCAGGCCACGCAGCCGAGAGCAGAATGTAAGCCTCGGTCTCTTTCGCTCTCACCCGTTGCACGTGGAACACCTCGCCCGCGATCAAATCGGCCTCGGCGTTAAATCCTAATGAACGCAACTGCAATAGCGCCGCGCGTAAGTCCGGCTTCGGCGGATTGAAGCGCCACGGCATACGCTCGACCTCTAAATCCCATTCGTCTTTCATGGCTTACCCTCCGTAATATCGCAATAACATCTCCGTGGCCTCGACGTGCCGCTTAATCTGCTCGATGTCTTCCGCCTTATCGTGCGCGAACACAGGCGATCCCTTGCCCGCTTTCCGCTGGCGTAAATCCTTCTTGAACAGTTGCAGCGTCAACCGCAACTCGGCCCTAGTGATTTCGGCCGCGCTCTCTGGACAGATTTCCACCTTCACCAGTAAAGCCCTCCCGCGCGCTTTCGTGAGCAGGCCCAATTCGGCGACGGTACGTGCCGCCAGTCCTCACAACGTGAGCGCCGCACCCGGCGGATCATGTCAAGAAGCCAGTTCATTCTGCACAACCTTGGTGGCCTCAAGCACCTGGTCACACCGGCCAAGCGAGTATGCCGCCTCGAGTGCGGCCACGACCATTGCGGCGCTCGGTCTTGTGCCGAGCAAGTCGGCGATGGCGTGCAGGGCTTCCTGCGAGGATTGCTTAATCATTTGTCCTTTCCCTCCAAATCTTCTGCGATTTGCGCCGCAAATGTACAAAACCACGCGGCCTTTCTGAAATCCTGCGCCGTCGGTGCGCCGTCTTTCTTGCCAGCGCGGCCAAGGTA